ACCATTTGTCTCTTTCACTTTCATATAAAAATCTGGAAAATACCTATGCACTCGATTATCAATCGGAGAACGATATGGTATCGCTATCTCTTCACTTGCCCACTCTAAAATATTCTGATTCTTATCACAGTAAACCATAAACTTTCTTTCCCAAAGTGACCTGTAAATAATATTAGTTGGATCACCTTTATACTTTCTGGGAAATGAAGGATAGTATTTTCCCTTATAAGACATCTAAATAACTATACTATAATTGTATTTAGAGTGCCAGCACCAAGACCGAGAAGAATATCAGATATAATGCCTAAGTTACAAAATGTGGCTCAGACATCAAATTATTTTGTAAGATTTTCATTACCACCAAGTGGTTTAAGAAATCATTTAAGAAGAAAGGGTATAGACTCAAGATTCATTGCAGATAATGTAGGATTATTATGTTACAATGCAGCTTTGCCAGGAAGTGCATTAGCATCACAAAATATTACTGGGGATTTTCAAGGTATGGTTGAGAGATTTGCCCATACTCGTAATTTTACCCAAGTTAATTTTGAATTTTATGTTGATAATGAATATAAAACAATGAAATTCTTAGAGCATTGGATGGAATATATCACTGGTTCAAATCAAACAGATCCTGGCAATGATACTTACTATTTTCAATTAAATTATCCAAGAGACTATAAATCAAATGATACAACCATTGTAAAATTTGAAAGAGATCATAAAAAGTTTTTAGAATATAGATTTATTGGTTTATTTCCATTATCTTTAAACTCTGTCCGTGTTCAATATGGTAATTCACAAGTCTTAAAAGCGACCTGTTCTTTTAGTTATGATAGATATATTTCAGGTGAATCATCATCGCTTGCAAGGGATTTAAGAAAAGCTTATAATGACTTAGGATTTGGTAGAGGAAACCCAATAAAAGATGGAATGTCACTAAAAGATGATCAACTAAATGAGATGGCTGCACGTTCAACTTTTAGATATTTGAATTTACAGACAAATCCAACAGGAACATTTACATCATTAATTGGTGGAAATCCTGTACAGAGCACTATTAATATGTTGAATAGTACAGGTCAATTAAACTAATTTAAGGTTTGAAAAACCTCTATAAATAATTTTACTGAAGTGCTATAATTATTATGCCATTACCAACCATTTCAACTCCAACCTATGAGTTGGTGTTGCCTTCGTCAAACAGAAAAATAAAATTTAGACCTTTTTTAGTTAAAGAGGAGAAGATTCTTATTCTTGCAATGGAATCTCAGGATACCAAACAAATTGCAAATGCAGTCAAGAATGTCATCACTCATTGTATTCTTACAAAAGGTATAAAGGTTGAAAAACTTTCAACATTTGATATAGAGTATTTGTTTTTAAATATTCGTGGTAAATCTGTTGGAGAAGATATTGAAGTTATGGTTACTTGCCCAGATGATGGAAAAACACAAGTACCTGCTTTAATTAATATTGATAGTATAAAAGTTCAAAAGAGTGATGATCATGAAAAGGACATCAAACTTGATGACCAATATACATTAAGAATGAGATATCCATCACTAAATGAATTTATCAAAAATAATTTTGCGACTGCTACAGAAATGAATGTAGATGATACATTTGATTTGATTGCATCTTGCATAGATCAAGTTTATTCTGAAGAGGAATCTTGGGCTTCCGCTGATTGCACTAAAAAGGAATTGTCAAATTTCTTAGAGCAATTGGATTCAAAACAATTCAAGGCAATTGAAAAATTCTTTGAGACGATGCCAAAACTGTCTCATACAGTTAAGGTAACAAATCCGAACACAAAAAAAGAGTGTGAAATTGTATTAGAGGGGCTACAGAATTTTTTCGGGTGAGTATGGCTCACGAAGATCTTGCGTCATACTATAAATTGAACTTTGCTTTAATGCAGCACCATAAATATAGCTTGACAGAGCTTGAAAATATGATGCCTTGGGAAAGGGAAATTTATGTTTCACTTCTACAACAATATGTTGAGGAAGAAAATTTAAAAGCACAACAACAACAAAATAGTTTATAATGGATGAGGAACAAGGGTTAGCGTCACCACTCGCAGGAGGTATTTCAGCCGTCAGAAGGACGGTATCTTCTAGTGTCTTTGGTGGTCGTCAAGCACCCGTTCAAGCTCAACCAGACCCACAAACAACGAATTTACTTCAACAGAATTCGTTAGCACTTAATAATGTATCAGCACAACTCACAAACATATCTCAGCAAGTTTCAGGGTTGAATGGTTCATTAGCTGCAATTCAAGAAAATTTAGCTGTAAGTGATACTTTAGAAAGACAAAGAGAAGCAGCAAAACAAAATCGTGAAGCGATATTAGCAGAGCAAGGATTAAGAGAGGGAAAAGAAAGTCAGATAGAAAGTCGTATTCAACAAGCACTAACATTTCCAGTTCGTAGATTAGCACAGAAAACACAGTTTGGATTATCAAGATTAACTAATTTCTTCCTCATATTAGCAGGTGGTTGGTTGACAAATACACTTGTAGATATGATTCAAGCAAGTGCAGATAATAATACAGACTTATTCAACCAGTTAAAAAATAAACTACAACAACAATTGTTAATTGTTGGCGGTACGATGGTTGCAGTAAGTTTAGGATTTAAGGCAATCCTAAACGGAGTCAGTGCATTAGCAGCATCTGCACTTAGATTGGGTAAAGGGGGATTACTATCTATACCATTCAGGTCAATTGCCTTTGGTCTTAAAACTGGTGCACTTTTGCTTTTAAATGATAAAATAATACCTAAGACTGGAAATCCCGTTGCTGATTTTGCATTTAATGCATTAGCACTTGGAGGACAACTTTCATTAATTAATTTTTTAGAAAATAAATTATTCCCTCAAGTCGGAAAAGAAGGAGTTAAAACGGCTACAAAGACAGCAACCGATACAGTTGTAAAAGAGGGAACAAAGTCAGCGATAAAGAATGTTGGTGGAAAGGGATTTATGGGATTGCTCCGTAAATTAGCATTACCATTAAAAGGAAAAGGTGGGGCAATCGGTGCGTTCTTAATAGATTTTCTTATATTAGGTGAAGATTTAGATAAAGCAATTGCAGGTGCGGCAGGATTCTTTGCAGGTGCAAAAGTAGGTGCTGCGGTTGGTGCTTCGATTGGTGCTTTGTTTGGTGGAGTTGGTGCAGGTCCAGGTGCGTTGATAGGTGGTTTTGTGGGTGGAATTATAGGTGGCAATGCAATGAAATCATTGCTTGGTGGAATCAAAGCATTATTTGGATTTAAAACAGAACGTGATCCAGATGAGGAATTAACATTAGATGATGATAGTTTACAGAGGAAGGAAGAAGAAGATGTAGTGGTTGGTATGAAGAGAGGTGGTATAGTGCGTGGACCTAGAATTAATAAGGATATAATTCCTGCTTTATTAACTCCAGGTGAATTTATTGTAACAAGAGAGACAACCGATAGAATAGGTGCAAGTTTCTTTGAAGCATTAAATAAGGGTGGAATGGTTGATAAGTCAATAACCCCAGTTAATAAAATGGAAGCAAATAATGTCGCAGAGAAAGTTTCAAGTTTAGATGAGGGTGTACCTGAAATTGTTACATTCCCTATGGCAGGACAAGGTGGTGGTGCTGATGCAACATCTGATGGTTCAGGTGGTGAACCTGCAGATAATGTGCCTAATATAGGATTTAATGATAATAATATTCATACATTATATGCATCTTCAATATATGGAGCTAATGCATAATGTCTTTACAATCTAGGAGAAATTCATTATTTAAATCATCGATTAGTATTAAGTCGATAGGTGACTCAGTACAAAAATTTTCTAAAAGTTTGAGGGGTGCTAGAAAAAATGCTGATCAAGCAATTAAGACTATAAGACAGAAAAATATATTTAAAAGAAGTTTGGTTCGTAATGATGATTTATATTTTAGAAAAAGACAAGAAAATATAAGAAGAAAAGATAGAGAAGATGAACTTGAAGCATCATCAGTTCAGGGTGCACCAAAGACACAGGGAACAATTCTAGGAAAGAGTACTAGAGGATTTCTTGGAAGAATTTTAGATTTCTTAGGTATCTTATTAATAGGATGGGCAATAACAAATTTGCCAAAAATTATTCAAGGTATAGAGGGACTAATTAAGAGAATATCATCAGTAACTGGTATATTAAGTCTTTTTGTTGATGGTATAAAATTTGTTCTTGGTGGTATTGGAAGTATAATAACAAACGCATTATCAAGTTTGATGAGATTTGATTTCTTGAGTCAGAAGAAAGAAATAGAAGCTGGAGTAGAAGGTGCGACAACAGGTTTAGCTTCATCAGTAAATGAAATAAATCAGGCATCAGCTGATTTTCAAAATGCAGAAAATTTTGGATTACCAGAACCTCCAGGTTTTGATTTAGATAATGAACAGGAAAAAGATAACAAAGAGCAAGCTGCTAAATT